GTCAGATCTCTGCAAAGACCAACGGTAGGTTGATCATCAAAGAATATCCTACTGGTCAAGCAAATGCGTCTCACTTCCGTGCACTACTGAACGAACTGAAGTTGAAGAAGAACTTCGTACCGGATATGATCTATATCGATTATCTAAATATCTGTTCATCTTCACGGATGAAAGCGATGGGTGGTTCTATCAACTCATATACCTATATAAAGTCTATTGCAGAAGAACTGCGTGGTCTTGCGGTAGAGTTTGATGTTCCGGTTATGTCTGCGACTCAGACTACTCGTGGTGGTTATGGTAATGATGACGTGGGTCTGGATGACACAGCAGAATCATTTGGTCTACCTGCTACTGCCGATCTTATGTTTGCATTGATCAGTAATGATGAACTTTCAAACAATGGTCAGATACTAGTTAAACAATTGAAGAATCGTTATAACGATGTTGGTGCTGATTCACGATTTGTGGTGGGTATTGATCGTTCTAAGATGCGTCTGTTTGATGTAGACCAAAACGATTCACCTCTTAATAAAGAAGAAGACCATGGCCCTGCATTTGATAATTCAAACTCAGGGCAAAGACTGAAGTCAGAAAATAGATTTGGAGATTTTAAACTATGAGTCCGGAATATCAAACATTAATAACTCTTGCCTTGATGATTGGTGCCTACTATTTGGGTAATCATCTTGGTAAGTTAAGGGGAGTTGAACTTGCCATTATTTGGTTTGAACAACAAGGTATAACATTAACAATAGATGAGGAAGAAGAAGAAGATGAGTGAAGTGAATTTGGTTGCAATTAGTAAACCTAATGTTGGAGTGACTGACTGTTGGGATGCAAATGAGTTGATTGCATATACCGCACGGGTGAGTAATCCTGCTAACCAAAGTAACCGTGACACCGCACCAAAGTTGTTGAGGTATCTAATCAAACATCAACATTGGTCGCCATTTGAGATGGTGCATATGACTCTTGAAATCAAAACGACACGTGATATCTCTCGACAGATTATTCGTCACCGTTCGTTTTCATATCAAGAATTCTCCCAACGTTATGCAGAGAGTGAGAACTTCTCTACTCGTATGGCGAGAATGCAAGATCCTAAGAACCGTCAAGCATCTGTTGATATTGCAGAGGAATATGGTGTTGGTAGTGAGGGTGTTAAATCGAGTCAGAATGGTTTGGTTGAAAATTGGAATATGAAACAAAGGAAGGTTATCTCAGCTGCGAAGGAAGCATATAACTGGGCACTAGATAATGGTATCGCAAAGGAACAGGCACGTGTGGTGTTACCCGAAGGTAATACGTGTACTACACTGTACATGGCAGGATCTTTGCGTTCTTGGATTCACTTCTGTCAGTTGCGTATGGGTATCGAAACTCAGAAGGAACATCGTATTGTTGCGGAACAGTGTTGGGAACATATCAAAACACATTTCCCTGATATAGCAGAGGCGGTAATGGAAAATGAGTAAATATAGTTGTCCAGTAGTATTGGATGAAGAAGGACATCAATGCATTGAGTTTAGTGATGAATTAATGAAAGAACTTGACTTGAAGGTAGGGGATGTGATACAATGGGATCTAACAGAAGAAAGTGGTTCTTGGATTTTAAATAAAGTAAAAAAGGTAGGAGAAGAAAATGAAGAAGGGTGATATCGTTACAGTGATGACGGGTGTAGGTGAATATATTGCACGATTGGATCGAATTGATGCAGGTGCGGTACATGTACAAGACCCACGTCTTATTGTACGTGGTGAAGATGGTACGATTGGTTTCGGTCGTGGTGTATGTATGTCTGCTGTTGAAAATCCAAAGACTTTGACGTTTAGTGATGTTATTTTCACTGTACCGACAAATGAGTCTTTTGAGAAAGCATGGATCGAAGCTACTAGTGGCATTATAATTTAATGTCTGAAGTAACTATTCGGAACAAAGAACTCCTAGAGACCCTTGACAGTTTTGTCGAGGATTTCTTTAGTCGTGACTATTCTAGTACTGACTACCAAGTGTATAGTGCAGAAGAAGATAAGACTAATGGGGAGTACTTTTGTTCCGAAGAGTACTTGACAGAGTGTCTGTCACGTGATACACTAGTAGGTGTACCAGACAGACATTTTGCACAACCTATCTCTAAGATGGTTCGTGCTCAACCCAAAGTCTGGTCGGATTATATGAAACGTGTCAAGTATGATTTTGCAGCCGATATCGGTGCACATACTTCCGCACTATTATCATATTATCCGCCTGGCGGGTTTGTTGGATGGCACACTAACTATGACGCATCTGCGTATCAAGTATTATTCACTTGGTCTAAGAGTGGCAATGGATACTTCAAGTATCGTGATAATGATACGGGTGAGATAGTTACCTTACAGGACGTGCCGGGATGGCAATGTAGACACTTCTACTTTGCTCCCGAAGATGAACCTAAAGATCTCTGTTGGCATTCTGCGTATGCAGGAGAAGACAGAATTACACTCGCATATAAGTTTTGCGGGTATGGAAAAAATGATCCTCGTGACCAACAGGCACGAGACTTACGTGATTTATTAATTGAGGATATTGAAACAGAATGATTACATTGACCCCCGAAGATAAAAAGAAAGTTGCAGGTGCGATTAAAGAACTATCTGATAGTATGACTCGCATTGATGCAGAGAAAGACTTGATTAAAGATATCGTTCAAGTTACCTTTGAGAATCATGGTGTGGATAAGAAACACATCCGCAAACTTGCAACCATCTATCATAAAGCAAACATGGCCGAAGTTCGTACCGAGTACGAAGACCTTGAAGCATTATATGAGGAGTTGTTCTAATGGCGGGTTCTGAATATTATGGAGACATTACCGTAGGTGGTCGCAGTCTGAATGATGCGACTCCTTCCGAGTGGGATCAGGCATACGAGAACACTAAATTGTCTGTAGAGGATATCACCTATGTTGGTGATAAAATCAGTCCCGATCCCGACAATGTTCCTCCTTTGTTCACTGGCCCCCGTTGGAATGATCCTATGTTCAAATGTTGGAATGAGTATACGGATGATATTGATTACAAGTTCCGTGAAAGAGAACTGATCGAAGAGTTTAGGAAATATATAGATACTACTTACAGTGGACACTATGGTCAAGGGGGTCTTCAATCATCTGAAGTCATCGTTGATCGTGGTCATGGTATGGGATTCTTTGCTGGTAATATTGACAAGTATAATGGTCGATATGGCAACAAGGGAGAGAACCCTGCTGACTGGCGTAAAGACATTATGAAAACAATTCATTATGGTTTTCTGAAGTTGTTTGAACACGATAGGATTCATGGGAATAATGGGAATACTACTGACTAATGGTGACTCGTTCACCTATGGCGATGAACTAGAGGGAAGTCGATCTCCGAATGGGATCGACACCCACCATCGTCACACATACACACACAAATTATCAGAGAGATTGCATCTCCCTTATGTGAACCTTGCAGAGAACGGTTCTTCAAACGCGAAGATTTACCGTAGAACACTCGACTTTCTAATGCGTCCATCTGACCATGTTGATATGGTTGTTATAATGTGGAGTAATTGGGGAAGGTTTGAGCTGTGTGAGTCTGAACATTTTCTTGCGGATAAAGATATACATATCCCTCAAGAATGTAACATGAACCAGATAATACCTTCACACAAGAGTACATCCTTTGAATTACAATGGGGTGATAGTACTAATAAAAATAGAAAGGAAATTCTCAAAGCATATACTGAAGATGTTCTTACCATGCAGACTCAAATATTGTATGGGTTGAAATGTATGCAACAGATGCAGTTTATTTGTGAGATGATGATGATCCCTATCATACAGGGCGTAATCCACGGTGACATGTATAAAAATATATTAGCCACTCTCAAAATGGATGGTTTCGAAGATTATAAGAAAGAAGTTACAAAAATCCTTAAAGACTTGCGTCCTGAATGTAAAATGGGTTTGGGTAATTATACAGACCTTTATACCTTGGCTGAGAAAAGTTACACGTTAAAACCCATGGGTCATGCTGATGAAGATACCCATACGGAATACGCTAAACTTATTGCTCATATAATTACTGCGGCAGAAATGTTACCATGTTACTAACTAATGGTTGCAGTTTCGTATGGGGTGATGAGTTGCAGGGATATGATAAGAGTCCGCCAGAACATTACCATTTAACATTCACCCATCACTTATCTAACAAATTAAAAACAGAATATGTGAATCTCGCTACTTGTGGTGCGTGTAATGATAAAATATTTCGAGACACTATAGACTATCTTTTAGATCCGACCAAAGAAAATCCTACTCATATGGTAATTCTTTGGTCTGCGTGGCAGAGAGACGAGGCTGCAGAAAATAGATTATCTGGATGGGAAAGAGAGGTTGGTATCCAACGG